GAGGAGACAGCGTGTGATTGCGTCGTCAACACTGTCTCCTCCTTCTGGGTCAGCAGGGCGGGTTCGTCAGCTGACTGTAAATCCCGTAGCTCATCCCTGACAACCATGTTCCCGGCGTCGTGGACCAACCACTTTCGAATCTACCCCTACATGGGGGTGTTGTCAAGTACCTCGTACCAGTGCCGTAGTAGGTGCAGCGGTGTTCAGGATACGGATGGTGATTACGTGGTCCGGGACCGTCTCCCGGCTCCTATGCCCAGCTGCACCTGTCGCCCTTCCCGTCCCCCAACGACTGAAGGGCAGGCTCTACTGTAGCACCCGTACATGGGGGTCTGTCAACCCAGCAGCAGGTGTGCTTGAACAGGGATCCATGAAGGTTCAACCATTCCCGTAGAGCCTCGTACTCCCGGCGATCGAACTCCTGAAGTGCCCTGCGTACTGATCTGTGGCTCAGGCTCTCGTACTGGAGTCGCCGCGCAGCCCGTGCCCGAGCTGGGTGACATCGGTCCATAGGACCACCCATGGCCACAGAGCCGTTCTTAGCTCCCAGCAAGTACACACATCTCTTATGTGCAGGCACGTAGCACTTCGGACAGGCGACGGTCATGGCCTCTGCCATAGAGACCTTGAGGGCGGGATTGTAGGCCACAAGAGCACAGTACCCCTATGTGGGGATGCTGTCCACTGACAAAGTTATTCATGTGCCCCCGTTCTAGCCGCTAACTGTCTTCTTGATTATGCGTGAGCTGTCATCCAGGGGATGTGGGCCTATGCGGTCGAGGCGTGCCTTGAATGGCCGGTCAGGGATGGGACATTTTGCAAGGCATTCTTTAGCCTGAATCTTTTTCTGGGTACTTAACCAAGGCCACAGAAGGTCTAAGGCATAGTTAACTCGGTCGTAGGACACGATATGTAGCTGGTAGTTGAGCTTTCCGCTGGGTAGGACCCGATTTAGACGGATGTCGTGGTATACAGCCAATGCTGCCCCGAACCTATCGAGGATTTCAAGAGCGTAGTCACCAGCTTGACACAGCGAAAGTATTGGGCACTTGTTTCGTTCATGGAAATAAGTTGTACCTTCGCCATCGAACAAGCCAGCAGCCCAGGCCAATTCTTCCCGTTCAATTGAATTTCCGTAGTCGCTACGCCTCATAGTTCGTCATCATACACCCCTATATGGGGATGCTTTCAGACATTGGACAAGCGGCCATGGTCTTTGTGTCTTATTCTCTGCCTTGCCATTAGGATTGCGGCATGCTATGGGGGTCTCTAATCCTTGTGACACTTGCCGTTGCAAGGGTTACTCGTCTCATTACTTCGGACGACATTTCTCGGCCTTTTCGCCGCTGGGTTATTGAAAAATGGGGTGACGACTCCCAAGCCGCGATATTGGTTCACTGTGCCTGGTGTGCTGGCGCCTGGATTTCCCTGCCAGGAGCTATTCTTTGGAGCTTTACGATGCTTCCATTACATGAGTGGTGGTTAGCAGCTCCGACCTGGTTCGCAATCGCGTACGTTGTTGGCCTGCTGAGCAGGCTGGAAGGCCGATAGCATATGGCGTTTGGCAGAAGCAATAAAGCACTCACCGCCAGTGTTGATCCGCCCGTCCGCAGACGGTCACTGGTTGCCTCTGCCATCCGAACGAACCTCAGTGACCTGAGCTACAACCTATGGAAGTTCCGGGATGAGAGCTGGCAAAGAGAACTGTGGCGGCTCTACGACATCGTTCCTGAGTTCGGATTCGCTGCTCGCTGGGTGGGGCAGTGTTGTTCTCGGGTCCGGATCTACGTCGCCAAGGTCGATGAACTGGGTCGAGTTCAGGGTGAAGTCAAGGACCAGAAAATTAATGCCCTGGCGGACACACTTTTGGGTGGTCCAGCAGCTAAGGCCGAAGCTCTTCGAGCTTTAGGCATCAACCTGACAGTGGCCGGTGAGTCCTATATTGTCGGTCGCCCAGGAGAAAAAGGCCGGGATCAGTGGTACGTACTGTCGTCGTCAGAGATGCGACGCGTGCAATCAGCGAATGGAGAGTGGCAATGGGCTTGGTATCTGCCTGACGGAAATCCGTTCAAGCTGGATCTGGCCCGCAACGTCATTACCCGTGTCTGGACGCCACACCCAAGTCGTGTTTGGTGTGCTGATTCCCCATCGCGTTCGTGCCAACTGGTTCTTCGTGAACTGGAGCAGCTGACTAAATACATCTTCAGTCAAATTGACTCTCGGCTTGTTGGTGCCGGCATCCTGATCATGCCCAACGACGTCGACCTTCCGATGGAAGAGGGCGCCACCAATAATTCCGAATCGCTGATGATTCGACTGGCCACTGCTGGAGCTGCCAGCCTCCGTGGCGAGGGATCCGCCCTTGGCGTCCTGCCCCACATCGTGGAGTCCGATAAAGCCGACGGCTGGAAGCTACTGACCTTTGAGTCTGAGCTGTCCAAGCAGGCCATGGAACTTCGCAAAGAAGCTGTTGAGCGTCTCGGTGTAGGCATGGACATGCCGCCAGAAGTCCTCAGTGGCCTTGGCGGGGCCAACCATTGGCAGGGATACCTGATTGATGGCCAGGGCATCAAGGTCCACATCGAACCGTTGATGAACCGCATCTGTGATGCGTTAACTCGGGCATATCTAATTCCTGCCTTGGAGTTAATGGGCAAGGACCCGGAGCGGTATGTCTATAGCTTTGACACCGCTCCTTTGGTTGTCCGACCACAGCGGCTCCAGGACGCCCTGAACGTCTACGAAAAGGGACCACTGAGCGAGCAAGCTCTTCGTGAAGCTGGCTTCTTCAAAGAGTCTGACGCTCCCGATGAAGAGGAACGTGCTCGCCGGTTCATCCAAGAAATCCTGCTCCGAGACCCACAACTGCTGCAGAACGAATCCGTTCGTCATGCAGCTGGCATCCCAGAATCGATCATTCCGCAGTCAGCGATGATCGCACCTACGCCACAGAGTGTCTCCATGGGACCCGGTGGCGGCGGGTTTGGCCCACCTCCACCGCCGCCACCGCCTACGGGTATTGAGCCAGGAATCCCGATGGGGATCCCGGATACCAATAACGGCATGGGTGGTCCACCGCCACCTGATCTCGGTGGTGCAGCAGCACCGCCAACCGGAATCCAAGCTGGTGCCAGTCGACAGCAGCTACAGGAGATGGGCGTCGTCGTCCTGGCTGAAGCGACTGTTCACCGGGCGCTGGAGTTGGCTGGTAAGCGGCTGCTCGATCGTGAGAACCGCAACCGGTGGCCAGATGTACCAACCTTTGAGCTGCACACCCGGATCCTGGTGGCCGATCAAGCCCGTGCTAACCGGGTGTTAACCAATGCCTGGGACTACCTCGAAGCACTGACGAAGTTCGTGGCCGCTGACTTTGATACCGGCCGGCTGCAGGACTCACTGCATAAGTACTGTTCTCGGCTTCTGCTAAGCCAACAACGTCATGAGCCTGCCACGTTGTTAGCCCATCTGAGATCGGATGGGGTGATACATGCCTAGCGAAGGAGCCGAGAAGTCCATCTATGAAGCGGCCAAACAGGGGCTACGTACTTGGTTGGATCGAGCCCGACAGTCGGTTATGGCGCCATGGAAGAGATTCAAGGCTCAGCCAGACCCGACGGCTATCGGCACCACCATTCCTGTTTGGCAAGCGCAAGTGGACAAGATTTTGGAGGCGCTGACACCTGCTCTTCGAGAGGGCTGGGCAGCCGCCGACCTTCCTGGTGACTACGACCCGCAAGACCCATACATCCAGGCCAACCTCGCATTGACGCGAAATCTTCTGGTACGTATCCCGGATGAAGTTCACGCCTTGGTTGTCAAGGAGATTCTTGAAGGCACGAATGTTGGGGAAACAAACCAGCAAATTGCTGACCGCATTAATAATGTGCTGTCATATACAGGATCGGAAAACTGGGACAATCGAGCCAAGGTTATTGCCCAGACTGAACTCACACGGCACTACAACTCCAGCATGTTGGCACACGGTCTGCTACGTGAAAAGAACGGCCAACAGAACCTGCAGAAGCAGTGGGACACCCGGATGGACAGTAAGGAACGAGCTTGGCACCACGATGCCAATGACCAGACCCGGCCACTTAATCAGCCGTTTCTTGTCGGTGGTGAGCTGCTGCTGTTTCCCGGCGCTCCTAATGGTTCTCCTCATAACGTGATCAACTGCCGATGTGATTTGCGGATCTTGGAAGGTGCAGCGTGACCGTTCGCTGGAGGGGTTTGATTGCGCCCACTGAGGTTCCTACTGGCGATGGCCGGATCTTCGCAGCTGGGAAACTGACCCACCGTCCGACACCAATGCCGTTACTGGTTCGGTTTTCGTCCGGCGGGCACGATGGCGCGGTTGTCGTAGGGAAGGTCAACAGCATCTTCGACGGTCCTGGTGGCTACTGGGGCGAGGGCGACTTCCTGGATCCTGATCAAGTCCCTGAGGTACCCAAGGCCATCTACATGCTCAAGGAACATGTCATGGGACCCAGCGTGGATCTGGACCGTGACTTCACGGTGGAGGCCATAAAGCATCCCACCCGGCCTGATAAGAAGGCTGGCCTGTTCAAGGAG